CTTTAGTTAGAGCTAAACCACCCGTAACATATGTACCACTTGAAGCAACTTCTCCAGTAGTAGTAAACGCTGTTGTTGCGGCTCCAAGAGTAGCGGTTGTACTCGATTTTCCACCACTGCCCTCTGCGTACAGAGCTAGTTTAAAAGCATTTCCGTTTGTTGCAAAATTATGTGTAGCTGTCATCAATTCTGTCTTGAAGGATGTACACATTGCTTGTGTGATTGCCATTTTATAATCTCCTTATAGCATTGGCTAGGTCGGGGTGACCAGCCTCTCTTATTTTATAACATATAGTAGCACGTTCTTCTTTTCTAGCCACTTTTATATAATGGAGCAAGACTTTCCTTACTTGATCTGAAAATAGAAGTGCTTGCTGCTTAATAGGGTCTGGTGCTGAATTTGACACTGACACTATTTTATCGGCGGCTAAATCTGTTAATTGCTCATCACTCAGGCCACCGTTGTCTGAGGACATAACTTTAAAAAACCCTACTTCTGCTTCCGCATTTGTGCTAAACATGCTTTTCACTCCCATTTAATTTATTTAAATCTACGGGATCGTGCCTGCCGTAAAGAATAGGCGCTTGATCTAAAGGCTCTGGCGGTTTCTGTTCGGATTGTTTGGTTATTAACAAGCCACCATTTTTATGTGTTTGTACCAAAGGATCATCTAATCTGTGATACCCGTATAATTTTTCATTATCAGGTACATTTGTGTCCAAAAGACCTGAATTATGTGCAACTTCTATTTTTATACCTCTTGTAGTAGCAATAGCACACCAAAACTCTGTACATGCTCTGCCCGCCTCTGCCATACCTACGTTTCGGTAAGTATAATCTAAGCCATATAAACACAGTTGTTTCGCTCCATAGTAGATAGCGTATGCAATCGCATACGGAACGGTGTTGTTAAAATAACAAATGTTAAGTTCTTTAATAACTTCCTCAAGTGGATAAGGCTCTAAATGTTTAACTCTATCATCCATTTCACAAGTAAGTATAGGTTTAGTGTTTTTTTCTAAAAACTTCCTAGCTATTCCTGTCTGTGAACCCGCGTCCTCTGAATCCAAGAACCTAGACACTGGATCCATCATTATAGTTTTATCAACGTGGATGATACCACCTACACAATTAATACCCCAAACTTCATCAAAATGCTCTGAACGTATTCTAGCAGCTATATAGTCGGAATAACTCCCACCCAGTCCAACAATAGCTATCTTCATGTACGCGGCCTCCTGGGAAGACCTTGACGGTAAGCGTCAGAGTTTTCTCTTGCCTCTCCGTAATCTTTTAATCTTTCTAAAGACCTTAAAAATCTTTCAGTATATAATTGTTGCAAATCCTGCTCTCCCTTCATGTATATATTAGCTTCCACTAAACTTCCGTATAACATAGCATTAGGTGCGTTTGTACTCAACCATGTTGTACCACTATCTCCCACAGATGTTAAACTATTTGGTCTATAAAAATAATGCAATTCCGCAGTATAAACTGCCGCAGGAGTTGGTGCTAGGATAAAGTTATCTATATCAAAAAAAGCATAATATTTTGGAACACCTGTTGCAGAAGTAGGATTTACTGATTGGATATAATTTACATCTTTTTCTAACAAAAATTCTTTAGTAGTTCCATTTGTAATAGATAAACTAAAAGAAGCTAAATAATCACTAGGTACTTGCAAATAAGGATTAGTGCCTGTCCCAGAAGTAACGCCTGTTACATTTTTTCTAAAATATTGAAGATCTATAGAATTTAAAATTTGTTGTTCAGCACTTTCTATGAAATCAGGTATGCTGTCGACAAAAGTAGTTTCCGAATTATCTGCGTAATTTTGTATTGCTGACTTTAATTGTGCGTATGTATAGCTCATGTTATCACCACCGTTACAGTCCCTATTTCACCCGTTCCTGGTAAATCATTAGGAGTTAATCCATAGTCATTTCTCATTCCTACAGGATTCCAACCCCATTGAATACTTCTTTGATTAGCTAGATCTTGTTCTGGCCTTGGATTTCTTAAAGCCTGAGCATCAGGTCTAGTTCTAATTGGCTCTAATTGAGGTTGTTTTTCCTCCCATTCGTCTTTTCCAACTAAAAAACCTGTCCATTCTTTACGCATATCTTTTAATCTATACCTAAATCCAGAACGGTCTGATATTCCGTAAGCCCATCTGTCACTAGCGTATTTAGACATTATTATAACCTCTTAAAGAAGGAGCAACGTAAAAAGAAGCCCTATCTCGATCTTCTTCCATTGCTCTGTCCATCTCTTCATCGTAAATACCTTTTAGTAATTGTATTCTATCAGGAGCTTTTTTTATTGCTATATAATAAGAAAGTCCTGCCGCTAACGCAGGATAGAACCTAAAAGGAACTCCAATAGTATTTATGTAAGTATCTGCGTCATCTAATCTAGTTAAAGCATCATAATACACAGCGTCAGTAGAGTTATCAGGTAAAGGCCAAAGCTTTAAATTAGGAGTAATTTGACGATCTAAAAAGAATTGAGTAGGTCTTCCTGTTGTGGTTTTAGTAGGTATATTTAAATAAGAATCTCTACTTATTCTTTCTAATGAATAATCTGTTCCATCTCTTCGAACTACAAGTGATAATATATCTATAACATCAGCATTTAGATCATATTCACCATCACTTTGAGTAACAGTAAAGTTTCTTTGAGCTATAGTCCATTGGTTTAAACCTCTGTTAGCCCAATCTGCAAATAATAAATTCATAGATCTTTTTGCAGTTTTTAAATCATAACCAGTTCTTGCATCTAAACCACAACGCTCAAAAGCTTCTTCTATATATTCAGAAACGTCTAGTTCAAAATCTTTTGAGTTTGATACAGTCATAATTTAAAATTCCTTTTGACTATCTGCATTTCCATCTTTTTCTAGCTTGACGAAGCCGACTGTTAGGATCTTTAGCCGCCTTCGGAAACTGCTTCATCTGTCCAGCAGACCTAGCGCAATAAGACTTTCGTCTATTTGCATCCTTGCTACCTTTTTTAACTTTCCCTGTAACAGCGGTCTTTAATTTACTTCCAGGGTTTTTTCTTCTATACGATGCAACACCTGCTTTTGTCATTCCCGCCCCAGACTTTGTGGGGCGGAAATTTTTCTTATTGCGCTTTGGCATTTTATCAGGGCTTTTAGCCATAATCTTTTCGCATTGACATAATAATTGTATAAGTGTCTCCACTACTATGACCTACAGTAGTAAACGAAACATCTCCTGTTTTTCCAGAGCCTGAATTATTTGTCAAACCTCCAAAATTAGTATAATCTTGATTACCACTTTGGTTTTCACCAAGCTCAATAGCCATTACATCGGTAGTTGCATCAAATAAAATACGAACTTTCATTCCAATGCACTGCCACCAAATTTTATTGATTGTAACACCAGTACATGCTTGACCGTTAGAATCAGAGGCTAAACCACTAACATCTACCTTAACAACAGCACTTTCACCTGTTCCATCAGAAATATTAGTAAATTTCTGAACAAGCATTTTTGCGCCATCTTGAAGCGTTTGAGTCGCTACAGCATCAACCATATTAATTACTCCTTATTTTAGGTTAAGAAGCAATATCATAACCAGTGATTTCAATCAAAAAACGACCAGCAGTGTAAACAGCATCACCCGTTCCTTGACCAACAAGATACAAATATTGATCCGCAACAATATTTCCACCCGCAGTTAATGTTCCTACGGCTTGCGTTCCAGCATTGATTATTTGGGTTTCTGTCAAATCGCCAATAGCGGTGTCATTAACTCCTGTAGCTTCAGTGGCTGAGTACAGATCAATATCGGCACCACCGCCAGCGGGGGCTTCTACACATTGCATGGTTACACCAAATACTGTGCCTGTGTTAGCAGTTGTAACTTGACCTAGAAAAGCTACCCCTGAACCAGCTAGACCAATAATGTCACCTGCGGTTCCACCATCACTAAGACCTGTTAAATCAATCATAATAGTTGTTTTAACGATATTCACATTTGTAGTGGTATCACTTTTGAAACGCTCAACTTGTGTTACATATACTTCGGCGGTGCCTTCTATTCCTGCGGCCGCAGTGGCTTCAACAGCCATTTTATTACCACTGGTAATTGTAATAGTACCTGTTGTTGCATTTTTTGATACGGTTTCAAAACCGTTTTCTGAACGGACTGGGCCGTTAAAAGTTGTATTAGCCATGTTAATCTCCTTGTCGTGGCAAATGTCAGTCGCGGGATGCGACTGTCAAGGTAGTTACAGGTTACACTACCTCTTTGTAAAAAGAAAGAGTGCAACCTTTAATTTATTTTTTAGCCTCTTCAGAAAGAATTAAACCTAATATGGCACAACCCAAGCCGACAAAAACCAACTCGCCAATTCCTGATATAGTTCCTACAGCAATTACACCAACGCCAATTGCTGCGTAACTTGATGGTTCAGATAGTCTTCCAGTAATCCATTTTATCATTTTACTATTCCTTTTTAAATTAATTAAAAAAAGGCGACCGAAGCCGCCTTTTCTATTACTTTAACAAGAGCATCTATTAAGCTCCAGGTGATCCATATACGCAACGTGGGTCACTAAATCCGAAAGAATAACGCTCACGGGCTTTAAACCGCATGTTACCTGTATCGAAATCAGCTTCCATGTTAGTACGCATTGGAGAACGCTCGAAGTGCTTAAAGCCATTAGGAGCATCTGTTTTGAGGAAGAACGCATCAGGATCTGTCAAGAAGTGATTGACTGTGTATCCTTCAGAAACCATTCCCATGTTTTTAACTGCGTTAATATCGTTATCCGCAGTTGATGGGCGTAGTGTGGTTTCTAGCAAACGATCTGCAATAAACTGTAGCTGGGGTGGAATTACTAATTTCATACCCCTAAGAGCAACAACCATGTTCCTCTCATCTACAAATGCTGCAACATCAATTAAAGCATTTTCTAACGAAGTTTCGTTAAGATCTGCCGCAGTTGTTGGTTCGTTTGCAAACGTACCGCCACCATTCAAGGGATGCACGAGAGAGCAAAGCTCAACTCCATCACCACCAGTAAATGAGGCATTAAAAGCATTGTTTAGAACAGCCGCTGCTTTAACCTGCTTAGTGTGCGCCATAGATCGGGCTAATGCCTTAGTATAACGTGCGCCAAGTCGGTCATAGAGGTTGTCCTCAATTGCTTCCTCAGTTAGTGCGAAAGCTAGAGCAACGGTTTCGTGTGAATAACGAGCAGTGTATGCTTCGTTAGCTGAGTCGAAACCAACTCCTGCACCTTCAGTTTTGGTCGGTGCGCTTCCAAAACCAGCCAACATCACCTCTTCTTCAAAAGCTCTGTCTGATGATTCTGTATCAAAGATTTCTGCATGTTCGTTATCATAACGATCATACTCCATCCCGAACAAGGCGTTTAGACCAGGTTCTAGTTCTGCAACTAGTTGTGAACGTGAAATTGCCATAACTTAGTCTCCTTCCTATGCTAATCCAGCGCCTTTAAGCCCGAATATATGGTTTTCAATTACAACTTTGATATTAGCGTTCGCAGTAGCCACATCACTATTGTCAGGGTCTTGAGAAATATCAATTGCCTTCAACGGTAAGGATGTTCCTGTTGCACCAGTAGATACTTCTAACTCAGAACCTGAAATACCGCTTTGTGTACTTCCTGCTGTGGTATAGATAATATCAAAGTTACCGAATAGATCTGTGATTGGGAATACTGCATCTGCTTGGATTTCAAAAACAACCATAGGGTCATCAATGATAAACGCAATAATATCAGAAGCGTTCGTACTTGCTGGATAATAGTTACTAAATGTTACCTTACCAGTAGTAGGATCTGTGTACTCACAACCGTTAAATACACCAACTATTGGTACAGTTCCACCGTCAGCATGTATTTCTACAGTACCTCCAGTAACTTGAGCTACCATATCACCTTGGAAAATTGCTGTTCCATAGTTAGCGGCGATTCGATAGCGATTTTGGCCTCCATTGAACTGAGTTCCCCCAATTCTTCCAATAGGACGTAGACCAAAAGGGGCATCTTGATTTGCCATTTTTACTCTCCTTTAGAGTTTTCTGAGCTTCTTTTAGATCCAAAGCTTACAGATGATTGACGTTGAGGAGCCATTTTGGGCATGTTTGGATTGTTTTCACGCATCCAATCATTGTCCACGGCATCCATTTGATTCTTTGAAGCATTAAGATAATGCTCATTCCGCTGTTCGACCATTTCAATAGGGATACGAGCTAAAACTAATCCGCCTACGCCTATAACGCCTGCGTTCCTTCCCTCATCTACTGTTGGTCCAAAATATTCGGGATGCTCTTCAGCGCGAACGAGTTCCCAGCCTTCCTGCCGTTTCTTATGCACGTTTGTTTTGTCATCGTACTCTAATACAGACTCACGAATCCACCTATGTTTATAGCCTATTGGAGGCTCTGGAGCGTTTAAAGCAGAACCAGGTCGCCACTGTTGAGGTCTTTCTTGTACCTCCCGCGTTGTTGTATCGCGTGAAACTCTATCTGCCATTTTAATCTCTCCTATTTTCCAGTCTAACAACTTCAGCCGCATATTTATCCAGGGGTATTCGCATTTTATTAGCAAATGCCACCTGACCCTTAGTAAGTTCTACTGATTGTTTCCGTCCTTTTTTAATAGACCGTCCGTTTCCAGACGTGGGAGTGACAACTTGGACGTTTTTCTTGTCACTTTTAAATTTAGTTGGCATTTCAGATCTCATTCTTTTATCAATTTCTGAATAATAATCAGTTGATATAGGATCAAATCCTTCAGTAACCATATCTTTGTGAAGTTGTTCAGCGACAGCAGTCATAACTGTGTCTCCTCCATCTCCAAACCACTCGTTTTTGGATCTCCAATCATTCAAAAGTTTAGCATTTTCAGCGGCTCTTGCGTCATTTACTCTAGGTTGAGGATTTTGCGCTCTAGCTTGTTCTTGCTGCCTATAATACTCTTGTTCTTTTGCCTCACGAGCAGATCTAGCTTTTTGAACTCTAAGTCTTTCTTTTTCTATAGCAATTTGAGAAATGGCTGATTGAGCTTCCGCAACTTTCCCATTGTCTCCTGCATCTAAAGCTTCAGTTAAAGCTCTTTTTACATCATTTTCTTGAGAACTAACACGCCCTTCATATTCAGATAAATATCCCTTATCTAATCGAGCTAACTTGTTTCTAAGAGTCTCATTCTCTTCTTCTTTTTGTTTTGCATAATTTATAGCTGCCTCAGCTTCTTCAGAAGCTAATTTTTGTTTAGCAGTAAGCTTGTTAATTCTTTTCTTAACGCCTTCACTATAACTAGCTAACTCATCTTCTTTTGGCTCTGCCTTAACTTCTTCACGAACATTTGTTCGGGTTTCTTCAGAATCATTGGATTCTTCAGATTGAAGATCTATTTCTACAGACGTTGTTTCATTAGAAACATCATCATCTTCAACAATTTCTTCTTTAATATTTTCAGCCATAGACATTTTTCCTGTTCTCCTTTGCTTTATACATATGAAATATCTTCGGGGTCAAGGATAGTCGCAATAATATTGTCGTCATTTATAAGACGAACCTCTAAACCTTCCACTTTAAACCTATTTCCAGCATATCTTCCTATTAATACCCATTTCTTTTCAGATGCCCAAGCACCACTTGGGAATTTCTGGGTGTCTGTGTAAGCGTCAGGCCCAAGTTTAACAACGTAAGCCGCCACAGTTGCGAAGGATTCACGCTCTCTAACAGAGTCTGGAACTATTACTCCACCTTTAGTTTTGGAGCTAGGATAATATGGGATAATAAGAACTCTATAACCAGTTGGCTGGGGTAGGCGTTCTATTACAGAGCTTTCTAGATTAGAAGGATCATCTTCATTTTTACTCTTCTCTGGCTCTCTAGAAGCTCCTCCACCAAAGGCAGTTTTTATTGCTTTTGGCATTTCAGGTTCTTTTTTATTTGCTAAGGATCTTGCGACATGTTCAGGAACATATAATTTTTTAGTCATCTTCTAACATTACACCTTTCATCGCGGTTTTAATTTCATCTTCAATAAAGGCCATTCCGCGTAGTTGACCTGCAAGATACCGATACTCATCAAATGAGTTAATCGAACCATCAGCAAGCGTGTCTTTAACTCTAGAGATACGCTCACGAATGTTTTTTAATAAGTAGTCTGCTAAATTTATTGCGTCCATAATTTAGGACAATATACCATGACAAAGGAAAGGCAAGTACAATTACCATTTTTTAATTTAAAAGACTTGTACCTATGGGAAGGCTCACAGGATGTTGAAAACATGCCTCTGGGTTTCCCTGACCTGCCTCAGTTAAGAACGTAGTAGCCGCAGGTTCCTGACCCATAGGACACTTACAGTCAGCAATTCCATTCGGCCCTTTCTCGCAGTTCCATGAGAAACAATTACTAGCCCTC